ACACCGCATTGGAACTCGTTCTTCTGTAGCTTGTTCGGCCCCTTGTAGGGACGTTTAGCTGCGTTGCGAACGTGGTAGTTGACGGGGTAGCGGGTGAAGGCTCGGCGCAGGGCAGAGCGGATGAAGCCCCAATAGCGAGCCTCAGTCCATGTCCCTGAGCAGCGAGTCTTTGGCGGCTTAGGCACGTCCGTTCATTCTCTCTATCACCAAGCTGCCCAGTTCCGTGAGACAGGCGTTGATGTGTTTGCAGCGAGTGGCCTCTGGCTTACCATGCTGCACAATCTTACCAGTCCTCTTGAACACAGGGAATCGGCGTGTGGTGAAGTCGGTACAGCTACACTCTCCGTTTCCCCCATGTGCAGAAAGGTCCACCAGATAGTGTTGCTGATGGACCGTTTCGGAGAGAACGTGGTAGCTGAGTTTATCAAATGCCACTACCGTCATTCTCGTAGGTAAGATGCATATAGGCATCGACTCCATTTTTGACACTCTCGGTGAGAGCTTTGTGCCGCTCAAGGGCGGCGAAGAAATCCTTGGGGTTTCCTGTTTCGAGGGAGGCAAGAACGTCGTCTTGGCCTGCTGCAAGGATGCGGAGGTAGTTGTCTGGAATGTTATTCATCGTGGAAGCATATATCCCCGTTCGTATGCCCATTGGGGATGGTAATGGATTCGTTCATGTGACTCGCGGCATACAGCGAGCCAATGTTCTGTTTCGTTTAGTCGGCCATGCCAGCGTCCTCGGCGGTGATGGATGTCCGTCGCCAAGGGCGCGTCGATGGGCTTTCCTTCGTATTTAAGGCCGTTCTCGGCTAGATACACCTCGCAGTACGGGTGAGCCTCAAGGTAGGCTTTACGGAGCTTAGAGTATTCCTTTAGCTCCTTGCTGCGCTTGCTACTCACCCGCTTGAGAGGTGTCCGTTTCATTCGCCGTTAAGGCGGCAGATGACTTCATCCACCTGTCCACGGGTTAGACTAGTGTCGCCCTGACGGTAGATGTAGTCTAAGGCTCCCTCGATCTGATCCTTGAGTGCCATCTCTCGGATCTCGGCATCGGCCAGTTGCTGACGCAACGCAGCAGTTTCACGGTACAGGGCTAGTAGTTCAGTTTCATTCATGTTTATGTCCTCTCAGCGAATTTGGTGTGTGGTGCGAAGAATGTCAATCTAGTTTGCGCCAGACTGCCATCGCGGTTCTTGAGTTGGTAGAGTTCTTGGAGATACTCACTCCGGTCGTAGCCCTGTAGCTGGCCTGAGTCGTCTTTGCTAGGGCGGTGCAGGGCCAAGACACGGTGGGCATCTTCTTCAATGCTTCCGGTGTCGCGGAAGTCTGTGCGACTAGGTGGACGGTCCTCACGTTCGTTGCCGCGATTAAGCTGAGCAGCAACGATGAGGGTGCAGCCTAGTGCCTTCTTCAGCGGGATCATGCTCTTACTCAGCTTGGTCATCCGCTCGTAGGCACCGTCAGCGTTAACACGGATGAGTCCGAGGTAGTCGATGATGACAAGATCGGGCTTCCACGTTGAGGCCAGCAGACGGCAGCGAGCCTCAATCTGCTCAAGCGACAGGTCTCGCTCGTACACCAGAAGGGGCATATTGCGCAGCTTCTCTACCTCCTTCTTCAAAGCATCCTGCTTATTCGTGAACTCCATCGACAGGCGGCGGAGATTGACCCCCGCACGCTGTGCTCCCATCTGGAGGAGTACAGCCTTGGCTGATGTCTCCAACGTGAAGTAGGCTACCCTGAGACCACGGTAGAGGTTGTGCGCGGCAAGCTGGGTCATGAACGAGGACTTACCTGTTGAGGTACGAGCGCCGACTATGACGTATTCGTGCATCCCAATGGCCCCGGCTGAGTCGTCGAATCGCGGCAGACCTGTCACCACCACCTTCTCATTGGCCGTGTTGCCGCTAATCTGCCCCGCAATCCACGACATAGCCTCGTCCACAGTCTCGGGAAGGCTTACCTCTGTTCGTTCCTCGGGCTTGAGGTGATTGGGCAAACCCTCGACAGCCTCCTTGATCTTCGTGTAGCTCTCCTTGTCATCAATCATGGACAAGGCATCCCGCAGGGCAGGGCGCAGGTCGCTGATGATGGCGGCTTCCAACGTAGCCTTGAGGGCTTTCTTCCCGTGAGTCTGGGTGGGTGCGGAGGATTCACAGGCGAGCAGTTCCTCGGCTGGGCAAGCGTTGCCCATCTCCAAGAAGATGCTCTGCATATCCGTGAGCCGGGAGTTGGTGCGGTTCTCAAGAAGCTGGAGCCATATTGTCTTGCGGTCATTGCTGCTGAATGCATCCGCCTTTAGCCCTTGAGCTACAGCGATGTCGATGAGGGTAGGTTCCAATAAGCAGGAGCCGATAAATACCTGTTCGTGATTCATTCTGTTTTTTTAGAAGTATTCTGGTTTAGGTGGTCCAAACATTTCAATGGGGATGTAGGCGTTTAGTCGTGTGGCCTGCCCCCCGTTACAACTTTTCTGAGTAACCGTGTGATCTTTGTCTAAGCTGCGAACCAAAGAACCATCGGGATTAACAACCTTGGCTATAAGCACTACGTCATCCGGGATTGAGTAGAGAATCACTAAGCCCGGAACGTACAGCGCAATAGCAACATTGATAAGTGCCTCAACCTTGGTCCATGTCAGAATGAGTGAGCCGTAGTTGTGGAAGTCATCGACACTATTGTTGCGACACTTGACCTCTGCAACAGCAACGAGCCGCCCATGGCGTGTGCTGATTAGGTCTAGTGATGCGGGAGCATTGATTGGCGTGTGGTAGATGAACGAGTTGGCATAGGCTTGCTTCAGTCGCTCAATCACGCGCTTCTCATGCTGAACGTAGGTCTGGCCGCGTTCGGTGAGGATGTCCATGACTAGGCCACGGCTTTGCTAATTGCGGCGCGGATATCTGGCTCGTCATGCTCGATAGTCCATCGGTAGGTTGATCTACCCATGATAGGGTCGGCAGACATACAATGGGTGTTCAGCAGATCCAGCACAGCGTTGGCCTTCTCTAGCTCGGTTTCCATACCCCACAGGGTAGTGCGTAGGCTCTCCACCGCTTCGTTCAGAGCATCATTCTCTTGTTCTAGCTTTTTGATGTACTGATAAATGGTGTCCCAAGTATCAGGAAATCGCTGAAAGATTGCGGCAGCATCTATAATTTCCGGTGCATCACTCACGTCGCACCGCCTTCCCTGCGCTGCTTCAAAAACTTTCTCACCAACGATCTCTTAACACCAAGCATCTCAGAGATTTTCTTTTCGCCTATGCCATGACATTCTTTGAGATGGATCATCATCGCTTCGATAAATAAACGCTCAAGATGAGCCTTCAATTCTAGACTGTCCCTATGAGAAGCACTCCTAGCACTCTCGTATGCGCACATTGCTGAATATGCATGATCTGACATACTCACGACGTACCTCCTTCCCTGCGAGCCTCGTCAACGGCCTCGCGCAAAGTTTCGCCCTCAAACCGTCCATCTCGGCAAGCCACTTCTACGCCGCCGTTCTCAATCACCATGTGTATTGAAAACGCCTCCTCCGAGAGCCAGTCCATGCGCTCACGGTCGCGGCGTAGTAGTTGGTTGTGCTCCCGCAGGTGATTCATGTCCTGTACGAATCTCTCACCCAATAGGGCAGCAACTTGTTCGTGCGTGAGGTTATGCCCGCCAGCGATGAGCACCGCTGCGGGATCGTTCAGTCGAGAGCGAAGCTCGGCATTCTCTGCCTCAAGCTCGGCGATGACCTTCCGATAGTGGCTCGGAAAATCGTACTTCCAACGGGTCTCATTCAGTTGTTCTATCTTCATGTTTTTTTGGTGAGCGTTGTTCGGATGCGCTCCCCCCGTTCCCACAGTCTGCCTAGGCAGATGTTTCTCTACCCCGACATGGAGTCGTTCTTCAGCAGTAGCAGGAAAGTTAGACCTGACGTGGATCAAAGTATCTCCAACGCCACAAGGCAAGGAGATGTTCAAAGATTCGCTGACTCTTGCTAATCTTGTCCGTATCGTAGTGCGCTACGTCAACACGCCCGATCTCGGTGGTGCTGATGTAGATGTTGTAGCCCTCTGCGTTGAAATACATCGACCACGGCGGGGTGAGCGCGCCGATGTACGCAGCGATCTGGATGGGGTGAGTCTCGATGGGTTCAACCACCTGCCCCGGCTTGGTGCGCTTAGACTTAAAATCGACGACAACAAGTTGTTTGTTTCCGTCTTGGTCAGACAAACGATGGCCGTAGAGGTCAACAGTCCCAGCGTAGCCAAGCTCTGGGTTAACTACCACCGACTCGCATACCTTGTCGGCAATCCCAAGCTGATCCACCACAATCGCCGCAGGCAGGACAAACTCTCGAATCGGAACACTGCGACCGTCTGGCATCTCCACCTTAGCGGTGCCATCCCAGTTGTCGTGGTCAGATAGGTAGGTCTCTAAGCTGTCGTGGATGATGGTGCCGAGGTCGGCTGCTCCAGCCGCATCTTCGCCAGCCCTGTCCTTGATGCGCCGTTGGTAGTTCTGGAAGTCCTCACCTGCTGATGGGGTGTCCTCAAAACAAGCTTGAATCACCTGCCCAATTCGATACTCCTCAAGGGATGGAGCTGACAGCATCCGGCAGATTTCTGTTACGCTAGGTAACAGCTTCTGATCCTTGATGTCCCTGATTGTCGTTGTTCTGCTGGGATTCTTTGCGCCGGGTTTTGTTTTCTGGTAGTGGCGGGCTTCGCCTGTTACCGTGTAAGCGTGCATTAGCGTGATAAATCTATGATTAGTAGAGCAATGCCGACGATAGCGAGTCCTACTACCGCCGCAACTGTCATGCCCCAAAGATAAGCGTCATCGTCATCCATTAGAACGGAGCCTCCTCGCCTACGGTTTCGGTCTTAGGGTGGAGGTCGCCCGACTGTAACCTCTGAGCCACTCGGATCAGGTCTGATGCTACGCGCCAGACGTTCTCCTCGTTCACTAGGGACGAGGAAGTGCCTTGCGCTTCAGCAATCAAGGCATCAACAGCCTTGTTGATAGCCATTCCAACGGTCACCCCCTCGATGCGGGAAGGCACAGGAGCGGCGTTTCCTTGGCTTTTACGGGGTTCCTCTGGCTCGGGGGCAGTCTGGCTAGGGGTCGGCTCCCCTACGGCCTTAAAAACGACCTTATCGCCAATGACTACGTTGGCTTTGTTGTTATAGTCGTCGCCACGCTTAATGCCGGGGCCAGAAAACTGGACCCGCTTGCCATCGACGTGTTCAAACGTTTTGCTGAAAGAGGTGGCATCAACGACGTTCTGACCATCCCGAAGGGTGGCTTTGAAGATGGTCTTGCCGCTCTTGGTTTGGATGGCCTTGGCGTTGCTCACATCGGCAACGACGGCACCTTTGACATACTCACCGGGATTAACTGCTAGGATGTTATTCATTTGCGTTTAGTTATAGTTGCTGACAAAAATGAAGCTATTTGGTGGTCTATTCCTATTCTGATTACATCTCTGTATCATATGCTCGCGTTCTTGCGTACTTTTGACACGCAGAATCGCGAATTTCCCCTTCTTTCTAGGGAATTAGAACGGTAGAGCGAAGACACCACACGCTCCACAGTTCTCTTGTTCATATGCAAAGACTGTGCGATATAGCCATCACTCCCGAAGTAGCCCTCCGGGAATGACGCGATGAAAGCTAATACCATCCGCTCGGCGTGAGACAGGTCTTGCCGTTCAAGGATGTCCGAGTGAATCCAAAGGCCGTTCATGGATGTGGGTCTTCCTTCATTGGATCGCGGCGACCGTGCAGCAACTCGTGCTGATGGTCGATGAAGTCGAGAAGTTCCCGGCGGCGACGCATGATCGTTTCGTAATCATCTTGATTCACGAAACAATAACGATTCACTGCGTACTCAGAAAGCTCGAACACAATGGAACGAGCGTCTTCGATGTTAAGGCTCATGACGCCGTCTCCTTCCGCTTTGGCCGCGCAGATATCATCAAATCTGCGTGTCTATATGCCCATCTCGCAATCGTCTTTCCGTCTGCAACAATGTCAGGGCAGGCCAATATGCCCTGCATTGCAGCCGCTGCAAGATAATCGCGGAGGCTCATCGCGTTAGCCGGACCTCCGTTTTTGATAGTTTTTTTGCTCATGTTTTTCTTTCTTTGGTTAGGCAACAGGACAACCACCTAAGCTCCCGCATGGGAGCCACTTGCACCCGTGTGCTCGCCCGAAAGGGCGGTGGTCTTTCCCTGTTAGCCCTGAACGTGTTTCACTTTCCAAATACGGTCGGCAGGGTCAAGGAAAATCTTGCCCGAAATCATTTCATTCGCGCAACGGTTGAGCGTTGCCGTGCTGATTCCTGCTCGCTCGCCATAGCTCTTGCGTCCGATGTAGCCCGTGCTTGCGGCCCGAGCTAGTGCGTATTCATGGACCACAGCACAAGCCTCCTGCGTGATGCGCGGCATTCCTTCGCGCCATTTGTCGCGCCGCACCATGCCCTTCCCAAAACCACTACTGATGCGGGTTCTGGTGAAAATGGGCGCACGAACTCGTTTGTCTGCTGAAGCGTTTAGCTTCGCTTCGTCGCGCTCCATCTGTTCAACGCGGTCGCGCATACGTTCCATGAATCTGACACAGGAGGATATTTGTGATGACATATGTTTCGCCACCTACAATTGCTCACTCATGCGTATTGTCACGCAAAAGATGGCACTCGCAAAACATTCCATCTGTTTGCGTTTTTTTTGCGATTTTTTCTTCAAAAATTCACTATAAGAGGTCTTGGACGGAAAACTTTGGACCGTGCCAAACGCCTTATATGGTGACGCAGAGTTCCATATGAGCTGCAAATGAGACGCAGTATCAACTTAGCATATCCATGCAATTGCTTTGCTTTGTAGGAGTCTGTTTTGTCGCGTCCAATCAGTCGGCGTAGGGAAGCGCGGAAAGGCTGCATGAAGACACAAAAAAGCCCCGGATTTACCGGGGCTTGTCTCATCTCCTTCGTTTTCGTTTTTGTCGTTTTCTCGGCGGTCGTTCGCCAAGTCCGGCTAACCAGCGAATAACGGCAAGTAAGGCGTCGGAAGTCATTTGCGGAAATCGTATGCGTAATAAGCAACGGCGGCTAGCTCTTCTGAAACGCGGTAGAGGTCGCGCAATTGCGAACGCATCATCTCCCGAGCTTCCTCAAATGCTTCCGGGCCTTGCGGATAATAGTCTCGAGCGTGAAACTCTACTTCTCGCAAGGCTTGAATCGCATTTTCCGCGGCAACGTGCGCGGCTTTGTAAGTTTCAAAGAGTCGCTCCGGGCTTGTCCCGTTCGGGTGAATGGAGGGTAGTTTCATGGGTTCACGGACAGAACAAATCCCGAAACGTCGCGCTTCGCCGCACCTTTAGCCTTCAACCCCACCACGCAACGCTTAGGGTCCAAAAACCGAAGGTCGCTCATGTCGCCATTGACAACCGGGGAGCCGTGCCAAGTGTGCGGAAGTCCATCAGAGAAAACGGCGGCAACATTGCCCCCCGCTTCCAATACCGTCACCGCGTCCCGCTCATTGCATTCCGAACGGCTGAATGTCAGATGATAGTTTGGCGGAAGTTCTCCAGCGGCGAAGCGCAAAGCGCGCCGTACGTTCTTAGTGTAGTCATAAAACCGAACGTCGGGGAAACGTTGCATGATTTGCAAGCCCTCCCATGGGATGTCAGAAGTGCCGTTTAAACGAACGCAAGGCGTGACTCCGTCACTCCCGCAATCGGCAATGAAAGCTGTGATTTCTGCGAGAAGTTGCGAACGGAAGGCCGCCGGATCATCGAAGAAGAAACGCGCCTTACTGATCCGCGAGTTTTGGACATTCGAGAATGCCCCGCGTCCCGCCGTATAAAGGCAAGCTGCAAGGCATCCCGGCGAAGCGTTGGGGCAAAGGTTGCCCCGTCCCGCCACTTTAGCCGGGGCTAGGTAAAGGATAGCCGTACGCCAACCGTACGCTTCCCCTTTGCTTGTCTTAGCGTCACTTCCTACGGAAAGGAGTTTCATTTAACCGCCTCCCGGAGTTCCGCCTTTACCCTACGGGCTACTTCGCCCCGCCAAGTCCCGGCGTTATTTAGGAAATAGAGAATAATGGTCCGTGCATCGTCGTAATAAAACGAATCTCTAACGGTGTTTAAATGGTCCATTGCCTCTAGGTACGGACGGGCCGCAACGTGCACGGGTTGCCAATTGCGGCGGATTTCTGACGCTATTTCGAAGATTTGACGGCTCATGGCTGGCGAAGGATTCCGGCGTTGCGAAGGTAGGTTTCAAACTCGGCGAGCAAAACCGTTTTATCCTTCGTTTTGCTTCCGATAGTGGACCGAACGAACGGGGCAACGGAGCCTCGCGAGTGTTTCATTCCAAGTGATTCCAATTTCAGCGCACCTTTCAAGGAAAGGAGACGGAATCCGTTAATCAGCTCCGGCGTGTCTGCGATCATGTATTTTTTGTGTTTTTGGGTTTTTGAACTACCGCCCAACCGAGGCGGAAATTGTGGAGTGCGCTTTCCGCACCTTTTGCCAATAACGGTCCGTTGCGCGTTTGTTTCGCGGTCCATTAGGTCCGCCGTTCCAAATCCTCGCGCGGGTTTCGTCCGTAATAGGGTAGCCGTACCGCGCACCGTAAAAATCCGTATAAATCCGGAACATTTCCGCCGCCTTCGTCAAATCGCGCCTATCTGCTAGGGTATACCGCGTTCCGGCTATCCGGTTTACGTCGCGCACCGTAATTTCCCAAATTTGGGCCGGACCAACGGCCCTCCCGTTATCCCCTACGGCGTTAGGGTTGCCGCCACTTTCTACGGCTACAATTGCGGAAAAGAGAAGAGCGAGGGAAGCAGTCATTTGTTTATGTTTTCCTAGCCTAGCCCTAGCCCGTAGCGTGTCAACACTCGAAAGCGCGAAGCCCGCGCACCCGACCCATCCCCTACTAGCTAAGAGAGAGAGAGAGGAAAGGAGAGAGGGAAGGACTGGAAGCCACCCGCTCATCTAATAGAGAAGGAACCACTCCACCCGATTGCTGGCGGATCGTGTGGACAGACAGACAGACAGACATTGCCACGCCGTGGAATGCATCCTCTCCCCCTAGGCAAAACCATTGCAACGCGACCCTATTGCCAGCAATTGGCCCACCTTGGCAAGTGCCGTTTCCTTCGCTTTTACGCGCCGATCGGTTCCGGTCGATACCGTGGCATGGGCCTGTTTTTCGGCAGTTGTGTAAGTGTCGATAGAATCGTTACTTGCGCAGTTCTAACGGTTAGACTGTCCGGTTGATTATTGCCCCGTTAAACGCAAGCAATCGCCTCGGCTGTCCGTTGCCAACACCTTGCCACGCATGACGCTTGCGCAAGTTAGGTTTTTGCATGGAAAGGTATATGCAATTCAAATCATTTGCATGCAATCTATTTGCATTGCATAGGGGGGGCGGGGGTTGCGCTAGCGTAGTTTATTTTTTTCTGGATTGGTCCGATAGCCAACTTTAAAAAATTTGCAAATGGGGGCCACCGTACTAAGCAAGTGGTGGGAGTAGGTGCAATGTGGTGGGTAGACAAGGTGTGACAGAATGTCTCACTTAGGGATGGTTGGATTTTAAAAAATCTTGCAAATAGGTGTTGACGACTACTTAGCACTACCTGTAGAACATTTGCATGGGGAGGAAATCTAAGGCTATTGTGGAGAGTGTAGGGGAGGCGCAAGCCAACCTTAACCACCGTTACATAGAGAAGCGGAAGCCTAAGGAGGCAGCGTTAGCGTTGGATATGCTGGCTAATGGGGAGACGTATGCAAAGGTGATGGAGGAGACGGGTATAGGGTTTGTGGCACTATCGGCTTTGAGGGCGCGGCATGAGCGGGCTTTGGATGTAAGGCGCAAGGAGCTTGCGTTAGATGGCTTTGAGATGGCGGAGAGGATGCGGGCGTTGGTGGCGAAGAAGACAGAGATGTTGATGGAGGATGATGAGGCGTTGATGAAGACGCCGCTTAAAGACTTGACGCTAAGCTATGGCATTAGCGTGGACAAGGGCTTGCAGGCTCTTGGGGAGCAGAAGGTGGTGGTGGAGCATAGGACGGGGAAGCCGTCGCTTGCTGACGCTATGAAGGCTATTGAGGAGGCTAGGGCGGCTTTACGGAATGACACCATTACAGTACTCACGACCCCTGTTGAGCGAGTGGAGTCCGTCATTGAAGTGGACGGCGACGATGACGAAGGAGGGGACAATAGCGTGGTGGAGTCCCGAGATCAGGGTTAAGGTGGTATATGTCCCTAGTCTGGAAACAACATCCGATACTTAAGCCTCCTACAATGGAGGAGATGGCGCGGATGGACCCCAAGCAGTTGGTCCAACTGTGGGGTGTCTACCATGAGGCCATTGAGAACGCTGAGCGTGATCCGTATCGGTATGGCTTTAAGCTAGCGAATTGGATGGAGGCGGAGGAGTTGCTGGCTAAGAAGAATGAGATTCTTGTTAGCGGCGGAAATCGTTCGTCTAAAACGAGTTGGGCTGCTCATGCGGTGGTGAAGGCGGCGATTGAGAACGAGGGGTCCGTTATAATGTGCTTCGCCCAAAATGCTGACGTTTCCATCAGACAGCAGCAGTCCGCGATCTACGATGCGCTTCCCGAGGAGCTTAAGCGCAAAACTCTTGGTACTGAGGAGAATGTCTCCTATACGCGAAAGAATGGCTTTAGCAAGTCGAGCCTCATCCTGCCGGGGAGCAAGAGCCACATCATCTTCAAAACCTACTCCCAGTTCTTAAATAACGACACCATCCTTGAGGGTGCGGAGTTGGGTAGTAGGGAGGCTAAGTGGATTAACATTGGTACTTGGTGCGACGAATACCTAATTGGCCCTGAGTTGTTGAACACGTTGCGCTTCCGTCTGGCTACGCGCAACGCCAAGATGATTGTTACATTCACCCCTATTGATGGGTATACGGAAGTGGTCCGTGACTATCTGGAGGGTGCGCGGACGATTTCCTATAAGGAGGCCGAGCTACTCAACCATCGGAAGGTTCCGTTCCTACAGGAGAGCAAGAACCGGAATGCAGGCATCATCTACTTCCATTCCCGCGACAATCCCTTCGGCGGGTACGAGCGTATTGCCGAGGATCTAAAGAATCGTCCCGAGGACGAGATTCTATGCCGTGCCTACGGTGTTCCGACGAAGAGCAAGAGTACCCAGTTCCCCAACTTCTCGGTAGAGGTTAACGTCGTTAAACACGAATCCATTCCGAAGAAAGGACTCACACGCTATATGGTCCTCGATCCGGCAGGCCGAAAGAACTGGTTCATGGCTTGGATCGGCGTTGATGAAGCCGGAACGTTTTGGGTCTATAGAGAATGGCCCGATGTAAACGTGGGAGATTGGGCTAAATGGCATGGCGGCAAGTGGATCGGCGGCGAAGGGTCCAAGGGACTGGGCTATGGCATCAAGGACTATGTAGAGCTTATCGGCAACCTAGAAGAGGATGAAACTATCTTTGAGCGGCTGATTGACCCTCGGCTGGGTGCGGCCAAGTACCAGACGCAGAACGGAGCGTCGTCCATCATAGAGGATCTGGCTGATGCTGGGCTTACCTTTGTCCCGGCTCCCGGTCTGGACATTGAGGATGGGCTACAAGCGTTGCAGACCAAGATGGCATACAATCGCAAGGTGCCGATGGATAGCGTCAACCGCCCACACTTCTACATCTCTGATCGGTGCCAAAACATCATTGCCGCGCTACAGGAGTATACGGCGGATGGTGGCCCAGATGAGGCACACAAAGACCCTATCGATGTGCTGCGGTATGCGGCGATTGATGGCATCCGCTACGTTGACGATAAAGCATTTAACAAGTCTCGAAGAACCACAGGAGGATACTAATGGAACCTATCAATACCCCCATCATTGCTTTGGCCGATAAGCTGGGCAAGACCGTCAACGATCTGTTGGCTATTAAGAACACGAAGCTGACCAAGGGCCAGCACTACACAGGCTATGGCAAGAACACCTACTTTACCCCAGAGGGTGTAGCCGAAGTAGAGCTTGCGCTAGAAGTGCCGCTGGCTGTACCTGACAAGCTGAACGGTGTGGTACTGCATCCGGCGCGTAACCCCGACTGGGTGATGGTAAAGCTAGAGCATAAGGACGGGAAGATCCCGGTGAAGATCGGGCGGAAATACCGTGGTAAACTTATCGGCAAGCGCATCGTCATTGACGCAATCACAGACGCAAGCGGATCAACTACTTACCGTCATGCAGAACTCCGAGGATGACCCAACATCTAATCGCGAGTGGCTGAATGAACAAGTGGATCGTCTGCTTGGGTTTGAGATATTGCATCGAACCCTACACGCCCAGTATCAACCAATCGAACCAACTGCTCTCTCCGACAAAACCGGACTAGACCGTAATGCGGCTAAGCGGATTGTAACTCACCTTAGATCCATTCTGAAATGATTAACGAAGATAACGCCGAAGCCCTGACCTACGTTCAGAATACCCCGAACGT